GAATAATATCTTCACCTTGTTTCTTGGACTTTATAGGAATACCAAATGTTAATTGACTCATTCCGTATTTTCCATCAAAATCGTTATATGGGTATTGTTTTTCATTGAAATTCAATAAAACTTTCGGAACATCAAAATGTCTTTTCCTTTCTTTCGCATATTTTAGTCCAAGACCTCGGCGTGTTATATTATGTACAATAGAATGGCGAAATTTTTTGCTTTTTTTCTTGGACAATTTTCGTGCATCATAGATTCCTGCGTCAAATAGTATTTCTATTCCCTTATCTTTTTGAACCATGATTTTTTCTATTTTCTCATAGGAAAAGTTTGGCAGAAAAGGCCACGATGTTAAGTCCAAGACGCGTTTTTCACCTTTTTCGTCGATTATTTTGGTATTTTTTGAAGTATTTTTTGTTCCTTCTTGGACAATGTAAACATCGAAACGGGTTTGCGCACTAAATTTCTTTAGTCCCTCCTTCTTTCCATAAATATGTAGATAAGAAAGATGATTTTGCCTTGTTAACAAATCATATAATGGGTGTTTTGGTCTGCGCCAATTGGAAGGTGTGATGAATCCTAAATAACCATTTGATGTTAATAATTGTTCATTAAATATAAAATCCAAGAACTTTGTCCATAATGTTCGATTTCCAACACTGCCTTCATATGTTTTCGATTTTTTGGTTTGAAATGGCGGATTACCCACGATGATGTCAAAGTGTTTTTTGCCTAAACCATCCATCCATTTTTCACGAGAGTCCAAGAAATTGGATTGACAGACATTTGCTGATTTTCCGAACAGTTGTGTTAATTTGTTGGCATTAGAAGGATTTAATTCAATCATATGTAACATGTTTTGTAAAATGTGTGTTTTGCGTTTTTTCGGATCAGGGAAATGCTTGTGTAAACCCTTCATTAATTTGACATAAGCAACTGCCATGAAATTACCGGTTCCAGAACAAGGATCTAACCAACATAGATCCTTATTTGACCAAACCTTACTGGGTAAATTATTCATAATTTCCTCAATGAATTCATATGGAGTAAATACTTCCCCATATCTATCCTTTTCTTTTTTTCGTATAGTAAGATGTCTGTCAATATAAGATTGAATATTAGATTCATTCATATCTTCGATTTTCATTGTATCAAAGTAATACGTTACTGTATTATTTTGAGAAAAGTTTATTTTGTCGGAAGTTGTTTTTCTTTTGGAATGGAACTATCAAATAAATTTATTTTTAGATTAAAATCTTTATTAAATCCATAAAATACATTTAGTTGGTTTGTTGAGTAGATCGCGTCAATATTATAGACATCTTCCTTTTCTAAATAATCGATTATTTTAGGGATGTTTTTTTTATTTATAATTTGAAAATAAGTACCGCCATTTATAGAATTATTTTTTCCATTCTTATAAATAGATTGATAATGGGGAGTTTCTATTTTATAAAAAGGAATATTATTGACAACATGTTTTGTAAATTCACGGGTTTCATCATTATCGAACTTGTTTCGAATAATACGAAACATATCCCATTCGCAATTTGTGTCCAGAAAAGATATAATTTTATTTACATTAAATAAGGTTATTAGATCAAATTTCAAATCATCTTCTAATATACATATATGTTGTTGTGGATAAGGACGAATTGTTTGTAATACTGACAAATGTGACAAATAACACCCAATAACACCAATACCACGCGATCTTGTTTGATCATTATGTAAATAGTTCTTTACACGGTTATGTATATTTTCGATTTTATTTGATTCTTCTAATGTAGGACAAATCGCGTTAAATCGCATATAGGGTAATCGTAACATTTGTAACATATTTTCCATATGTTCTTTACGATGAGTGTGATTTTCTAAATTTATGAAGACAACGCAAAGCATATGTTTTTTTTCTCCACGATGTTTCATTTTTCGTTTGATAAGTGTATAGTTCATTATATACCTAGGTATATTTCTTTTTTCTAAATACACAGCAAATATATCGTTTCGTTCGTTCAGGTTGTAATAACGTTTCTATATTTGACAACATTCGGTTTTGACCAAATGACCATTCCATTTAATTAATATTATATTTTATCGCAACAATATAATATAGCATGAAATATTACCAAAATAGATTTCAACAAATAGTTTCTTTTGATGAAATACGTATTGGAAAAGTCATTGAAATTTTTCAATTTTCTTTAGTGTTTACAGTGTTAGCAATAATTGGTTCTTATATAACAAACGAATACTTATTATTTGATTTTCATGGCAGTGAAAATATATTACATATATTTTTAACATTGTCAATAGAATTAGCAGTTTTAACTCTTTTAGTATTTTATTTACGAAAAGTAACATTATTAGTTCCTTCACTTGCTGCCATATTATTTACAAACTTTAAACCATATACAACAATAGAATTAGGAATGTGGATGATATTGGTATTTGTTCTTATTGGAGGTTTAGACAAAATTAATTATAAAGTAAAATTGCTCAATAAAAAATTTAATAAACTTATTAATAAAGAATAAATTTTTATTCAGTAGTTTCGGACAATTGTTTTGCTAAGTCGCGAAATTGTTTCGATGAAGATGCCAGTTTTTTACTTTTCATAACTAATCCTTCTCTATTGTCATCATTTATTGTTATTTGCTCTTGCTCTTGTGGAGCAATTTTATATTTCCATGAAAATGGAAGCATTTGAACTCGTTTTTTTTTTATTTCGTCTTTTCCTAATTCCTCGTTTTTAAAGTTACATCCAAACCAATGAATATATGGTAAGCACATTATGTTTGTATAATAACTATTCTTATTATATTAAAGTCAAAAAATATAAAAATAGTTTGCGACATTTTATATGGAAATAAGACCGTCTTGGAATGAATATTTCAAAGAAATTGTTATAGCAACATCAAAACGATCACCATGTGAACGATTACATGTGGGTTGTTTATTAGTACATGATAATCGAATCATTTCACAAGGATATAATGGGTTTTTACCAGGATGTCCTCATGAAAGTATTATTCGAGATAATCACGAACAAGCCACCATTCATGCTGAACAAAACGCATTATGCGATTGTGCCAAACGAGGTGTATCGTGTAATGGTGCTATTGCGTATATTACACATTACCCATGTTTAATTTGTTCACGTTTATTATTAGCATCAGGAATATCAAAAATTTATTATATAATTGATTATAAAAAAGACGATCTAGTTAAAACTTTTGCGAAACAAAAAAACGTAGAAATCATTCAGATTTAAAATACCCTTTTTATATTAGGATGACCAATATAAAAAAAATCATACAAAAGGTTTATGATGCCGTTAAAAACTGTAATGGAGGTAAAGTCGCAAATTATATTCCGGAACTGGCGTGTGTCGATCCCAACATGTTTGGTGTAAGTGTTTGTGATATAAATGGAAAGGTATATAATTTTGGGGATTGTAATACACATTTTTGTTTGCAATCGTGTAGCAAACCATTGTCGTACTGTAAAGCATACGACGAATTAGGTAAAGACGAATTACATAAACATGTTGGATACGAACCAAGTGGACAATCGTTTAATGCGTTTATTTTAAACAAAAATGGTTTACCTCACAATCCTATGATTAACTCCGGAGCAATTATGGTGGCATCGCAAATCGGGAAAAAAATGGAACCAGGAAAACGTTTTAATATATTGAAAGAATGTTATACAAAATTATCCGGAAATAATAATGTTGGGTTTGACAATTCGATATTTTTGTCAGAGCAACATCACGCAGATCGCAACATATCACTCGCTTATTATATGCGCGAAAACGGAGCGTTTAATGAACAATTGTCCCCAAATGAAATCAGTGACAACTTGAATTTATATTTTCAACAATGTTCTACTACGATTACTTGCGAAATGGGATCTATTATTAGTGCAACATTAGCAAATGGCGGAATATGTCCAACTACAAATGAAACAGTATTCAGTGAAAATTCTGTGAAAGACTGTATAACGCTTATGTATGGATGTGGTATGTATGATTACAGTGGTGAGTTTGCGTTTGAAATTGGATTACCGGCAAAATCCGGAGTCAGTGGTTGTATATTATTAGTTGTTCCAAATATGATGGGAATTTGTATATGGTCACCTCCATTAGACGAACAAGGAAACAGTTTTAAAGGAATCGAATTTTGTAAGCAATTAAATCAAGAATTGAATTTACATATTTTTCATAATATTATTTCCAACAAAATAAATTTAGTAGACAGCATAAATATACGGTTTTTACAATTATGTTGTGATGGAAATATGGAAGAAATCAAACTGCTTATCGAAAAAATTAATGTAAATTTTTGCGATTATGATAAACGAACACCTCTTCATTTGGCATCGTCTGAAGGTCATATTGAAATTGTTAAATTGCTTTTACAACACGGTGCTAAGGTAACGAATGATAGATGGGGACATAGTCCAATCAACGAAATAAACGATAAAACGGGTGAAAACTATGAAAATATAAAACAACTTCTTACACCTTTTCTTAGTTAAAATGCGCATTAAAAAATCACTTATTCGAGACTATAAAATGTAAAAATTCATCAAAAATATTCGCAGTTTTAACATTATTGTCCGTTTTTTTCTTCTTATTAAATATCTCTTTATTCAGTATGGTTACTTCCTTTGCTGCTCGTTTTTTTAATGCCTTTTCGTCACGATTTAAACACTGATCGGATAATAGTTGTTTAAATATTTTTTCTTTTCGTTCATCAATATCTTTGAAGGAAACTTTCTTTGGAAACATATTCTATATTATAACATAAGAAAAAAATTTAAGATCTATATTTTTTCTTTATAAAAATATTCATGATACACGCAAGTAACATTATATATAATATAACAATATATTATTATTATTTAGTTTTCTTTATAACACGCTTTTTTACCTTTTTTACACTAGTTGATGGTGATCCTTTTTGAATATTCTCTCGAACCACTTGATATTTCTTGTATTCTGTTTGGAGTGTTTCTAGTTCGGTCAACCACATTGTTTCCAATGTTGTTTTCTTCAACTTATTCAGTTGCTTTTCGGCATCTGTCTTTTCTTTCAAAATTTTCTCTACGTTTTCTTCTGTTACTGAATCCATCGGCATTTTGATCAGATAATTATAGTTTCCATCCATTTGGTCAAATTCCTTAGAGATCATTAATTCTTTTACACGTTGCGCATTTTTCTTGCGCAAATCAACTGATCCATCCAATGTTGCCAATATATATTTGGCGCGATTTGACAATTTTAACAATAACTTTTCCAAATCGACAATCATCTGCTTCTTACGCTTACTGTAAGTTTCCAAACGAACATCATAAAAGTCGTTAATAATTTGTTCGGCAGAACCATACTTTTTCAATTTACAATCTTTGTCAAACATGTGCATATTTGTAGTAGAAACAGAGGACGTCAATTTCAATAGTTTTTGAATACCATTTAAACTTGTCACGGGATCGATTTTTCCTTCCAATTCGGCAAGTTTTCCACGCGGGAATGTAACCGAAATATCTATATTGACTTCTGTGGACATCGATGTGAAATCACGAATAGATGGGTATAATTTCTTTCCGTTTTTATCGGTTGTTCCATCAGCAAGACCCTCTAGATAAGTAATATAAGGCATAGTCCATGTTCCAATAGGAAGTTCGCTAATACGAATCTTATCGCTATCGATTTTCTCATAGACACCTTTTGTCAAATATTTATTATTATCGACTTTTTGAATTGTTCCTTTGAACCCTTCGTAATATGGTAGGAATTCTCCGACCGATGTTGGTTCCTCATCTCGCAACTTGAATCGCAAATAATCAATTATTTGGTTTGGTGAGAATGCTGGAACCGAACATGAAAATCCAGTTCCAATACCCGAAATTCCATTCATTAGCGCAAATGGAATGATGGGCACATAAAACTCTGGTTCAACAAGTGTACCATCATCATCCAAATAATTCAAAATTGCGTCATCGGCATCCGGGAAAATGGACCGTGTCAAAGGATTCAACATTGTGAAGATATATCTCTCCGATGCCGAATCATCACCACCATGAAGACGAGTTCCAAACTGTCCATTTGGTTGTAACAAATGAATGTTATTAGATCCCACATAGTTTTGTGCCATATTGACAATCGCACCATTTAAAGATGCTTCACCGTGATGATACGCACTATGTTCAGAAACATATCCTGAAAACTGAGCAACCTTGATTTCACTAGTCAGTTTACGTTTGAATGCCGCAAACAAGATTTTTCGAAGAGAGATCTTCAATCCATCCACCATATTCGGAATTGAACGCGCACAATCATAGGTGCTAAAATGGATCATTTCACGGTCCATAAATTGCTCATAATCGACTTTATCGCTACTTGTGTCTAAATATGCCGACTTGTCGTAATTCTCCAACCACGTCTTCCTATCATCAGGGCGCTTTTTGTTAAATACTTTGTCAATACAATCATCGCTTGATTTACCATT